AATTTTGTAAATCTTCACACCCAGCCGTCCACCAGATACTGGCTGACCACGTACAATATTGATTTCATCAAACTGCTCGTCATCAATGAGCACTCCCGCATGCGTCAGCGCATCCAGCGGTGCTTTCAGAATGTTGTCCAGGTCGCGACGACGCTTATCCGGTGGCTCTGCAATCACCTTTATCACCAGCCTTCCGGACAGGCTTAATTTCAGCCGCTGCTGGCGAACAATAAGCGCCACAGCCCGGCGATAACGCTTTCCCTCCTCCGAGATAAAATATGTGCTGCCACGGCGTCGCCAGTAAGTGTTCACCGTCGGCGGGTAAGGTAAAACCAAATCTATGAGCATCAGTCACCTCTTTTACCCAAGCACGCCAGTTGCAAAGGCGTGATCAAGAAAACGAAAAATTAAATCAATCTGAGAACCATGATTTTCTTCGAACGCCAGCGGATCCGCATGAAGTTCGTTGTGATGTTCCCGGCACAACGGTAGCGTGAAAATATCGTGGGCCTTTGTTCCCATCCCTCCCTGACCGTGACCAATCAGGTGATGGGGATCGTCGGCTGGCTGACCACAACACGCACACGGCTGTGTCTTCACCCAGCGCGTATATTTCTCATTTACCCAACGGCGACGTTTAGGTCGCCTCATGAAAGATTCCGGAGACTCCGGATCAACGGTGATGCATACCACCGTCTTTTCCTGTGGTGGGTTCTGTTGCTGGCGGGCGTGAGACGGCGGCGCAATATTTTTTGTGCGCTGTTTCAGTATGCTGGTGGCGGTCTGCTCTCCCGGTATGATGTCGCTTTCGCGATACACCGAGCGGATTTTTTCCGCACGTAACCCCAGAGAACGACGTAATACTGCCTCCGGAAGCGCGTCCGCCACCTGATTGCAGACCGCCCACCAGGATAATTCAGCCAGCGACAATTCCCGCTCCTGCGTGCCATTCATTGCATGGCGTATGACGTCAATCATCCATGCTGACAGGTTTTGATGAGCAAGTTGCCCGAGTGATTCGGATGTCTGGTCACGCAGCTGGTTGTCACAGTGCCAGCACAACACCATCGAGCCAGCGCCATAACGGTGAATGACGGTTTCACTGTGGTGATAATCGCCGTGTGGCCACTGGCAGGATTTAACATGGCGCAGTAACCAGTCAGACAATGCGCCAGCGCCACCAGCAGCACGAATCACTCGTTCGTCGCTGAAAAATGGCAGTAATGATTTATCCTCCGCCAGCGGCTGGCGAACGGCAGGAACGACCCCGGACGGCAGATTACGCATGCTTTTCGGTTCCGGCTCCACCAGTACCCGGGTATTTTGGAATACCGGCATGGATTCATGGCCCGGCTTAACGATCACCAGCCCGAGTTCTGGCACAAGAACAGGTCGAAGTAATACCCGCACGTTACCTCCAGATACGTTGCTGGAATGTGCGGGATGGACGCGGTGGGCGCTCGGAGTAAGGGAGCCTCACAGAGATTATCCAGTGCAGTCGGTCGAGGCTGAGGTCTTTCTGAAACTCGTATCCGCGCCTGCGGTAGCACTGAATTAACCATTCAGCTTGTTCTTCAGTACATGGGGGATGCTGGTACCAGTCAGATTTAAATGCGTGAGAGCGCCGCCCGTGCCTGCTGGCAAAGACGGCTGAATTATCAGAATTGTGTGATTTGGTATCGTGCGCCATCGGTTGTCTCTGCTGGCGCAGCAGGTGCCAGTTGTTCAGGCTGACGTGCGAATTGTAAACCAGAATGCCAGGAAAAAACAAAACCCGACGAAGCGGGTTAAGCGCGGGTGCGTTGAGGATGCCTGACACATCAGAGGTGGCGGGAGATTTCTCCCCCGCCTGGTCTCTTACTCCTCAGGTTCGTAGACTGTGAAGACAGCGACCTCCGTCTGGCCGGTTCGGATTCGTACCTCGCAGAGGTCTTTCCTCGTTACCAGTGCCGTCACTATGACGGTTAAACAGATGACGATAAGGGCGATTAGCATCGCCTTTTGCTGCTTCATAGCCTGCTTCTCCTTGCCTTTCGGCACGTAAGAGGCTAACCTACGTGTGTAGAGCATAGATATGGCATCAGATTAATGTTAAGCGTCTTGCCGGACGCGCAATGTTAACTGGGGCTTTTCTCTATCTGCCTTTTGGTATTCATGCCTGAGACAGATAGCCTCAAGCACCCGCAGCAATTCTACTTAACTATCCTTTCCCCGCAAATCGTTTTTATCCCCAGCGACAAATCGAATACACCACCAGCGCCACCGCCATTGCGATCCCTACCGTTGTGAATGCCTCAGGCCAGGTCATCGTAAAACATCCTCTGCGCTTATCAGTCCGTTTCGCTTCAGGTAGTCCATCGCCTTACCCGGCAATTTACAGTCCGGCTTCGTTTTCCTCAGTTGCCAGGTTAACTGCTTTACCAGCATGGTTAACTCGTCGACCAGACGCTGATGTCCCACTGGTTTGTATTCATGCAATTTACCGGCTGGCTCTGCTGCCAGCGATGCCAGTGCGATTTCCAGAACAGCAATATCCATCTTATATGTGCGGATGATGTCATGGTCGATTGTGCCCGGTATGCACAGTCTCTGTGCTTCAATAGTCTCCTCTGCGTGAGCTATTAACTGCTCTCTGGTAAAAGTGGTCATGCCGCGCTTCCTTCTTGCTTATTAACGATTACACCGTCATATATTTCATTAAGGTGTCCCCTCAACTCCATGCGCCTTAATGCAGACAACATGTAATCGCATTCAACCTGCTTATTTCCAGTAAATGGCTTATCGTCAGGATCACCCCAACAGCAATTACCCTTGGGCCACCCATGTACTTTCCGTACTCTTCCGTTAACAACGTGAAGTAATCCCCAGCCAGGTGGTAAATCCTCAATTGAAATAATTCCCGGCTCACTAATAAAGAATCTCCAGTCGCCCATGCCAAGAGAGGGATTTTTACGGAAACGCTTTTTTCTATCTGCCAACAAGTCAGCACGAGAACACTTCGCCTCTATCAGGCATGATGCTGAATTTCTGAATCCCATAGCATCTGGTTGTTCTCCAGTACTGGTTACAGCAACAAAGCGGTCATGAAAGCAAACCTTGAACCCGTTGCGCTTAAGGAACCTGTACGCAATCTGACAGAGTTCGCGGTGTGTTAACGCCATCTCATTCTCCTTTGATGCGAATGTTTACAACCTGACAAACCTCTTTGAGTACCCAGTCAACAGCGTCTTTCCACGCTCCAGTCTCAACTGGCGGATTCTCACGTTTTACTTGTTCATAGAAGTGCACAGCTTTAACCAGTCCTTCAGGTACTACAGGCACTGGCGGCATGCGATACAATGGAGTAACACAACGCGAAGCCTCATATTTATCTGACGGACGCTGAAATATCTCACCGAACCCATATTTTTCAATATCTCGCAGTTCCTCGTCGTCAGTCCATGCCACCGGTTCTGCTTCCAGCGATGTCAGTGCAATTTTGAATAACTCACCCTCTACTCGTGCCACGCCTGAATTGGGATGGCATTTCGCAATCGCTATTTTTAATTTGGCTTCTTCGATTAATTGCTCTTTTGTTAATTCAGTCATTTTTCATTACCGCTCTTTCTGGCGGCCTCCTGATGTTCTGAGGGTGCAGAAATCCCTCCGGCTAAGGATTAAATTTTTAACAGTTCTAAATTTAATTATTCAGTTCTGGATTTTGTCGCCCTGCGTATCCGCGCTTTCGCGTTACGCTCAATCTGAATTAGCTTTTCTATATTTTTTCGCCTTTCCCGCTCCTCCTGGCGCAAGTGCCTTACATCATCTGCCAGTCTGGTTTCTCTTTTCGCCACAGAGAGCATCCAGTCAAATGGCTCCACAACTGCACCGCAGATTTTACAGCGGACCTGACGCTCTTTTTCGTCAACCAGGACAGAGGCGTGATGACAATATGGTCTTTCCGATGGCTCATAAAGAAAATTAACCTGATTACGAGGGTCATCCTCTTTTACCGGAAATAAAACGATATTGCTTAACTCATCCTCTGGTTTTATTTCCATGCTCCTCTCCTTTGATGCGAATGCCAGCGACGCGTAATGCGTGTTCTAGGTCAATCAGGTAAAGCCAACTGCCATTTTCTTTAGGTATCATGACATGTCGCTCATCTGCATTTATCGGGTGTCCATATCGAAGGTCGTAGCGAGTCGGTAATTGAACTTCCCGCGCTTCCAGTTCAGCAAGACGCTTGCTCCCATCAGAGATAACGCCTTCGTAATACTCACGCTGCTCGTTGAGTTGTGATTTTGCTTCTTCCAGTCCATCCAGCAAATCAGCGATAATATCCGCTTCCCGATGACGGATGTGACGCTTAAACGCAGCAAGAGCCGCATCACAATCCCGTTCAGCATTTGGGCTGTCCGGGATAGCCTGATACCACGCCAGCGTCGACTGATAGTTTTGTGCTGCCTCACGAAGCGCCTCATAGTTAACCTCTCTCATTGAGCCACCTCCTGATAAATCACCGCATGCCCCAGTTTCTCCGCCAGTGCCAGCTCTGCCTTAGCGCCCGCTGACCGCTGCCAGCCATTCAGCATGTAAATCGCATCCACACAACGAATCATTGCCATGCAAATATCCATGTAGTGCGGCTGTGTCAGCCCGTCCGGAAGTACTGCCGGGTTTAAGACGGTATGCCCTTCCCGTTTCAGTTCCTCTTCCGCCTTGTGAAACGCCTCACGGTTGAAATTTTCATATCCCGTCATTGGACCGGCAATATAAACTCTGACCCTCACTCCATCACCTCCTGAAAGTTTCCCCGATAGAACGCCAGCACACGCTGCATAACTTCGCTCTGGCGGCACTCACGACAAATTATGTTCTGCCGTCT